AGATTGGATAGGACTAAAGAAGAAATTAGTCTATCAGTAGGTAAACAATTAGATGACGATGGAATTAGAACAAGTTTAAAAGAACTTGCACAAGATAATTTAATGTCGTTTGATTTTAGAATTTTTGATAAAAAACTTCAACCTAAAGGTGAAAAAATTGATATTGCTAAAAAATCGGAGAAGTTTATGAATCAAGAAGGTAAATTTAGTGCTCACGCAGTATTAGAAGCAAGTGCAAGTTTAGGAAAAATGACTGGCAGTAGAAAGTCAAGTTATCAACCATTAGCAGATAACGTTAAGATTATTGTAAGACATAATTCAGAAGTTAATGAAGAAGTTAGAGGTTCGAGAAGTAGAAATATCCATAGCATCTTAATACAACGTGGCGAAGAAAAATTTAAAATGGCTGAAAATAATTTAACAGCCGCCAGAGCAATGGCACGTCATTTACATAATGGCGGTGAGACGTTTGACCCAATTGGAGAATCAATTACCTCAATGGCTAAAGACTTTGGAAAATTAAAAGAATTTGTTAGATATGTGCGTAGTACAAACTTAGTTAACGAAACTAATCAAGAGTTTGTTGATTTAGCATTTGAAAATATTGATCATATTAAAACAAACTTAAAAAGATTAAGCGGTGTTAAGTCGTATGCAAATGCATGTGAAACAGTAACAGACTATAATAATGTTGAATTACTGCAAGATGATTTAGATTTAGAAAGTAAATTTACTGAAACACACTTTGACGATAAAGTTGCTAACGTAATGGATAACATTAAAGCAATGGCAAGTAGAAAAACTGCATTTGAAACAAAAATTACAAAGGCTATTTCTTTAGAATCATTTACAGGTGTTAAAGGACTACTTTCAGAAGACGAAGGTATGGACTTTGCAACACCAGAGGCTAAACTTGGACATCAAGTTAGTCAATTAGGCTACACAGCAAAAGATAAAACATTAGGTAATTATTTACATAGCATTAGTAGTAAACTAAATGCTGGTGGACAATTAAATCAATTTGAATACGGCGCAATTAAAAGTAGTTTATTAAGTGCAAATCAATACAATGAAAGCATACAGGTTGAAAGTGCTGAAGATTCGTATGAAGCATTTATAAACCAGTTTGTAGAAGAGTAACTACAAAAAAATCATAAATACTTACGTTGAAGGAAATTAATTTCCAGAAACAGTCAGATAAAGGTTGACTTTATCCGTCACATAACTTATAATAAGAAACTGGTGATACATTTTGTATTACCGAACATGGCAAATATGGCAACAAAGGAGAAATATCATGGCCTCATTAGCAGAAATCAGAGCAAAGCTCTCATCAATGGAATCGAAACCCGGTTCAAACAACTCACCACAAAGCGACAACGCAATCTATCCATTCTGGAATATTGACGAAGGTACATCAACTGTACTAAGGTTTTTACCAGATAGCGATACCGACAATACCTTCTTTTGGGTAGAACGTCAAATGATTCGTTTAACTTTCCCAGGCGTACTTGGCGGCGAAATGCGTCCAGTAACAGTACAAGTTCCTTGTATGGAAATGTGGGGAGACACTTGTCCAGTACTATCTGAGGTTAGACCTTGGTTCAAAGACCCTTCATTAGAAGATATGGGTCGTAAGTATTGGAAAAAAAGAAGTTACATTTTCCAAGGTTTCGTAACAGAAAACCCTTTAAATGAAACTTCACCAGAAAACCCGATTAGACGTTTTGTAATTGGACCTCAAATCTTTAACATTATTAAAGGCGCCTTAATGGACCCAGATATGGAAAATCTTCCAACTGATTATGTTAACGGTACTGACTTCCGTCTTACTAAAACAACTAAAGGTCAATACGCAGATTACAGCACATCAAAATGGGCTCGTAAAGAAAGCGGTTTAGCTGAAGACCAGTTAAGCAATATTGATACATATGGTTTACATAACCTAAACGACTTCCTTCCAGCAAGACCAACTGCTGAAGGCGTACAAGCAATTACTGAAATGTTTGCGGCGAGTGTTGACGGTGAACTTTACGATCCAGCAAAATGGGGTGCATTTTATAAGCCTTATGGTCTTGACGTAGGTACAAAAACACAGGCAACTGTGGCACCGGCTCAAACAGCGGCACCTGTAACAGCACCTGTAACAGCACCTGTAACTGCACCAGCAGAAGCAGTAGTTGAAACAGCGGCACCAGTAGTAGCAACTGCTCCAGCACCAGTGGCTGAACCAGTAGCAACTGCACCAGTTAACAGCGATTCAGGTAAGAAGTCAGCAGATGACATTCTTAACATGATTAGAAACAGACAGTCGTAAGGAGATATCATGCAGAAACCATTTGACTTAACAAAGTTCAGAACTGGTATCACAAAAAGCATTAGCGGTATTAGTGCTGGCTTCCATGACCCTCGGGATTGGATCAGCACTGGTAATCACACTCTTGACTATTTAATTAGTGGAGACTTTGCCGGGGGTATCCCCCTCGGTAAGGTAACGGTGTTTGCAGGTGAATCAGGTTCTGGTAAATCATTTATATGTTCCGGTAACATTGTTAGAAACGCACAAAAACAAGGATGTCAAGTAGTATTATTTGATTCTGAAAATGCGTTAGACGAACAATGGTTACAGGCATTAGATGTAGAAACAACCCCCGATAAACTATTAAAAATTAGTGTTTCAATGATTGATGATGTTGCTAAAGCAATATCTGAATTTATGAAAGACTATAAAGCAAACTATGGCGACATGGAGTATGATGACATGCCCAAGTTGTTGTTTGTTATTGACAGTTTAGGTATGTTGTTAACACCAACTGACGTAGCACAATTTGAGAAAGGTGACATGAAAGGTGATATGGGTAGAAAGCCAAAGGCGTTAGCGTCTTTAGTTAGAAACACCGTTAACCAAATTGCTCCTTATCCAATTGGCATCGTAGCAACCAACCACACTTATGCATCGCAAGATATGTTTGACCCTGATGATAAAATCAGTGGAGGACAAGGATTTATATATGCATCAAGTATTGTTGTAGCAATTAAAAAACTAAAACTCAAAGAAGATGAGGATGGTAATAAAGTTTCTACAGTACAAGGTATAAGAGCCGCTTGTAAAGTTGTGAAATCAAGATACAGCAAACCTTTTGAAGGTGTGCAGATTAAGATTCCATACGAAACAGGAATGGACCCTTATAGTGGTATGGTAGAAATGCTTGAACAAAAAGGCATTATTTCTAAGACAGGTAATAAACTTGAATACACTTCGCCCGTAACAGGTGAAATCATTAAGGAGTTCAGAAAAGGCTGGACTAATGAAAAACTTCAGGTAATTATAGATGAATGGGAACAAAATCCAGTTGCACAGAAAGAAGTAATTGACGATATTAGCCCTGAAGATCTTGAACCAACTGTCGAGGAATACACAGATGAATAGTGAAGTAGAACTATTACATGCTACTTGGGACAGCATTAAAGCATATATCCCTAAAAAAGAACGTCTGCATGTTGCAGAAACATTAGTTAGAACTTTTGACGATACTGCTGGACTTTCAGATATTGACGAATACTTAAATGAATTCGACTCTACAATGAAATCAGCATTAGTTAGTCATTTTGATCTACTTGATGATGAAGATGAAGACGGTGACTGGGATTAATTAAATGGCAACGCATTTTAATAAGATAGTTGAGGATTTAGGTAACATTGTAGATGCAATAAGTTACTTTGAAAGAGAACTTGAAGATGCAAAATGGGAATGCCGAATCAAAGGGAGCCTCGAGAAATTGAGTGCCTCCCTACCTGGTCTAACTGAGTTTCGCTTTAATCAACTACAAGAGATTGAAGCAATTCTCGAACATTTAAACATAGAACTTCGTAGAGAACGCTCTAAAACTTTTAGGAAGTATTTAGAAAGTTATAATAGAACACTCAGTAGTAGAGATGCTGAGAAGTTTGTTGACAGCGAAGATAGTGTTATTGATTTAACACACCTTACTAATCAGTTTAGTTTATTACGAAATAAGTACTTAGGCATAATGAAAGGATTAGATACAAAGCAATGGCAAATTGGACACATTACAAGACTTAGAACAGCCGGTATGGAAGATATTGTAATTGACTAAAACATTCAAATACGAATTAATAGAGTGCGAAGAAAGAGTCTGGGATGACTGGGAAGATTTCACACAAACACAAACTGCTGATTTAATTTCTTATTTAAGAAACAATCCAGCAGAACACTTAACTGTAAAAATTCATTTCACCTATACTTCCGAAGGAACAACATGGCTAATTAACGGCAAGTGGTTCCCTGACGCTATACATAAGTTTGCTCACAAGTATAGTATTCCTTTATCAAATATTACTTTCCGTAGCGGAAGTGCAAACATACAAAAATCTTATGATGCGTGGCATTTATTATATGCTCCAAATGATGATAAGATGATTGTAGAGTTTGAAAACTTTGGATTTGCTTTATATGGAAGAGCAAATAGGTATTTTTCTGAATTAGAATTTACTACTACTGATAATGCTCCTACAGGATTGCGTAGTCACAAGTATAATTGTTTTAATAGAAACATGTTAGGGCATAGACAAAAATTTATGTTAGCAATGCACGAAAACAAATTAATTGATACAGAAACAGCAATGACAAGTTTTCATTATTGGGGCAATGGTGTTGATGATATGCCAATGTACCCAGTACCAGAAGAGTTAGCATCACAACTACCTATACAATACGATATCAAAGGCGACTGGCAAACAGCATTTGATGAATTATTTAGAATTGATCCAGACCATCATGGCGGAGATTGGAACAAAGTTGGTGACTATAGATACATATATGAAAATTGCTACTTTACTATAACAACAGAAAGCTCTGAATGTTTTGGACTTGCTGACTATCATAGAGATCCTGCAGTAAATGAATACATGCGTGAATTCCACAGAGAAATGTTTATTACAGAAAAAACTACAAGACCTATGTTAAATTTACACCCTCAAATTTTGTATTGTTCTACAGGCACATTAGATTATCTTAAATCACTTGGTTACAAAACATTTAGTAACTACTGGAATGAGGATTACGACAGCGAAGTAAATCCAGACAAGAAACTTAGTTTAATGATAGATACAATCAAAGATGTGTCATCAAAATCATTAGAAGAGTTACATGAAATGTATTGGGACATGATGCCTATTCTCAAGCATAACCAAGAGCTCCTATTGAGCCAAAAAGCCATCAATTGGAACGCATAAACTCCTAAAATATCGGTTGACAAACCCTGTAAAAATGCTATAATATATACATATAGTAAGAAGTTAGGAGTAACTTAAATGGTAATTGTGTTTATAATGGCATTCGTAGGTTTTTTCGCTATGATAGTACATGGCATATTTAAGCACACATTCTATTACCATTGGTCTACTTATCAAGTAGAAGACAATATAAACTTAAATCCACTTGTATGGATAATTAACTTTATTGTTTGGGGTACTGTTTGGATTGCAAGTCCATTTATAATTTATTTTTTTGTTAATTTTGTAATAAACTTATTTTAAGTGGTTGACAAAAAACAAAAAGATGCTATAATAGTTGTATAAATTAAATTAATGCTGTGGGAGGCAATATGCAAAATTTTATTAGAATCAAGAAAGGAACTTATAGGAACGCCTTAATCAAGGATACTGTATTTCCAATCGTAAAACCAATTTCATTTGGTAAGAAAGGTCCGTTTATTACAGTAGATGGATCACACATGATGGGCAATACTGCTCAAAAAATTAGAGTGTTGTTAAAAACACCAGCAGATGTTGAGCCATCAACTAAGGAAGACTTTGAATTGTTGAACCCTGTTGTTGAAGCAGAGAAGAAAGCAAAAGAAACTCCAGCAGAAGCAATGGACAGGATCAAAGGAAGATTTGGAATCTTAGATCAAATGACAGATGCTGTAGCAAACGGTGTTGTTAGAGGACTTATTGTAAGTGGCCCTCCTGGAGTTGGTAAATCGTTTGGTGTTGAAAAAATACTTGACGAGTA